AGATAATAAGCGTTAAAATTGATGAGGCTTTAGCACAAACCCCTTCGGGTCAAACTATCTACATCGATTTGAAAAGAGAAAAGAAGGATGCAGCAAGAATGAATCTTGTTGGTATCAACTTTGTTCCTGGAGAGGAACTCAATGCAAGAGTAAGAAAGATCAATGGGGATTACATGGGATCCATTGCTGAATACTATGTTCATAGTCTTAGAGCAGAATTATTTGAGCAGATTAAGAAAGAAAGTAATGCGTATAGCATAAAAGTTGTTAGCGTCAATAAGGGTGGTTACATTGCGGATCTTTGCGGAATCAAATGTTTCTTGCCTGGATCATTAGCTGCTGCTAATAAAATAACTGATTTTGAATCCTACATCGGAAAAGAAATGCACGTTATGATCGAAGGTTATGTTGAAGCTAAAGACATCTTCATTGTTTCTTATAAGAAATATCTTAATCGAATAATGGAATCTAAAATACAGGAGCTTGATCTCACTAAGAAATATAGAGGTTATGTTACTGGAAAAAGTGACTTTGGTGTTTTTGTTGAATGGGATAGTATTTATACTGGACTTATCCACAAAACAGAGTTCATCGAGGAAAACTCATTGAGCGTGCTATCACCGGGAAGTGAAATTGAATTCTACGTTAAAGAAATTAAGGATAACAATAGACTAACTCTTACTTTGGATAGACCTCTGGAAAGAAATGTTGTTATGCAGGATCTTGAACTTCAGGTTAGAGAAGGAACAACAGAAGTTATGGATGCTAAGGTTAAGAGCAAAAGAAAAAATGGTGCTCTAGTTGAAATAACAAAATTGGGTCTGATGGCTTTAATCCCACATGATAAACTGGGTAAGAAGGGTGGATCAGTAAAACAGGGTGACGATATTACTGTTACACCATATGAGGTTGATACAATCTCTGGAAAAATATTTGCGAAACTAATAGATGTCGGATAATAGAACACACTTTGATAAATTAAATGCACTCAATTCATCCGTCATAGGATTTGAATTCGAATTTTATACTAAACTACTGAAAGGTAGAGCTTCAGAACTCCTATCTTCTCTTGTTAAAAAGAAGATAGTGGTTTCTGAAAAATATCATTCGAAAACTCCAGTGGACCGTAATAATTTTAAATTGGAACCCGATTATTCAGGTGGTAACAATATGCTAGAATTAATTACCGGTCCACTTCCTTATGATGAGGCTATGCCAATTCTAATAAAAATACTTAGATGGATAGACGAAAATGGATGGACAACTGATAGATGTGCTTTTCAATTTTCTATTAGCTTTGATAAGAATAGAAGAGATGTAAAGGATAAGATAGAGAATCTTGATAAGCTTAAATTTGTTTTGGGACTTGATGAAAACTTTATATACTCTAAATTTGGATCTAGAGAGAAAAACGTTTATGCAAAATCAATAAAAAACGTGGTACCTGTAAATAGATTTTCAATACTCGACAAGATAAGTTCGATTGATCCGATGATGTATAAGGTTCCCAATGATAAATACTACGGAGTAAACTTTACTAAAATTCCTAGTGGATATATCGAATTTAGATATCTAGGTAACAGGGACTATCAAAAAAAGATAAGAGACATAAGAGAGATAATAGATTACATTGTTCTTTATATGTACGATTTACTAAGCCATAGGATAACTGGATACACTAAGGATGACTTAGCAACATTGAAAAAAATGCTGGCTAGATATTCTAAGGTTGTTAGATCTTTTAGCGATCCCGCTGTGTTTATTAAAAATTTCCCGGAATTTCATTTATTTGTTGACCTGAAGGGTCTGGAAGAGAATATAAAAACTTACTTTCCTGTTATCAGAGATAAAATATTTGATCTTATAGTTGAAGGAAATATAACATCTTGTTATTTCAATTATGATACCACAACAGGAAGATATCAGATAAAGGAAGCAAGAAGTAGAGATGCATTCAGCATAGATGGTATGGATTTAATTCTATGTGACATCAAGAACGCAAATATCAAGAATTGTGGAATTTATAATTGCGAAATTAGAAAATCTACTATTGATGATTGCTACGTTTATGCTGGTACCAAAATAGTTTCTTCAAAAATAAAATCAACCATAATTGATTACACTAATGAACTCAAGGACTGTTTTGTTGACTGCGAGGGTAAGAACATCAATTGTAAAATAGTAGATGGCGTATTCAGAGCAGGTATACTTGGTGCAAATTCGGAGGTTAGCGAAACTACATTTAAAGTTAAGTCTGACGAGGATGCTAGATTTTCTAGATTTGTTACCGACAGCAGACTAAAAGACGACAATGACAAATATAATGTTCCAAAGTTTGGTAACATGAACAATAGATAAAACTAACACTACAAATGACACAAGATGAATTAGTACAAGAAATTGAGGATGCATTAAATTTTAGCTGCGCATTGCCTTATAGTTTAAATAAGACTGAGGTGGAAAGAATCATAAAAAGAGCTAAGGCTTGGTTTTACGACAACTACCAATATGCTGCGGAGGAAAGAGTTTTTGTTATAGTAAATCAAGTTTTCCAACACCAGGAATTTAAAAGAACTAGACAGATAAAATTACCACCTTCAATAATTAGTGTATTTGAGGTTAAGGAGGTCGGTGGATCTGGTATATCAGGCACACCTGATAAGGATTTCGGTGATTCTAAATTGCTTGGATCTGAATTACTACTATCACCTTTTGTAGGTGACAACCTTGTTTATCGAACTGTCATGTATTCATATTTTGATCTTGCACAAGCTTACATATTAAAAACTTTCGCCTTTAAATTCAATAAAAATAGTAAATTCTTAACCATATTAGGTAGAGATCCAAATAGATCTGGTCAGGGAGGTTCAGCACAATCTAATCTTGGTGCTAATGCAGGAGGAACTGATGTTACTGTTAGATGTTTCGTTGCAATAAATGATGAGTACTTATTCGACGATGAACTTTTTGTTAGATACTGTATAGCAAAATCTAAAATTGCTCTTTCCCAGATGCTCGGAGTATTCAGCTACAATTTACCTGGTGGAGTTACTATAAACTCTGCTGAAATTGGGACTCAAGGATCTACTGAATTACAGGAGGTTATGGACATGATTAATGGCGAAAATACACCTAGTTATTTCCTTCAGTGGAATTAATATAATTCAATTTAGTAACATCTGCTTTTGTTGATATATAATGGGAATTAATTTCCCATGAGAGAGATATACAACAGGGATCCGAACGATCTAACTTACAACCCTTACCAAATAGAGGTCACAGATTTAACTGAAATCTGTATAGGCCAAATTAAAATGTTGCTTCTTACAAACAGAGGCGAGGTTTTAGGTGATCTTCAGTTTGGTTTAAATCTAGAAGAGCTTGTTTTTTCGATGGGATTATCAGAGTCAACGATAAGGGAACATTTGGAGTTTTCTCTGAAAATATACGTTCCTCTATTTGGAATACTTGGTGGAACATACGAACTTAATTTTTTCGTTGGTACACAGAGAGATATAGTTACAATAGATTTTAGTATACCAGCAGATGGCGCATTAAGTCCATTGATAACATTAAGATTAACATAAAAGAAAGAAATGAATATATTTAGAAAGAATAACATATTAATTGACGGCTTACTTGCTGATACGTATAATTTTTTACAATCAACATATAACCAAACTTCAAATGTATTTACCGTTGCTTCCGCATGGGGACAGATACTTTTCGTTTTACAAAACATTTCCCAGTTAATACTTTATTTCATAGAGGATTCAATAACAGAACTAAACATGGAAGAAGCTACGCGTGATTATTCCGTGAGAAGTTTAGCAAGAATTGCTGGATTTGATCCTGGTAGATCAGCAGCTGCTCAGGGTGAGGTTACTATTGCATGGAATAAAAAAAATGGAGATGTTGGTGGCGGAGCAGTTATACTTAATAATAATACTGTTATTAGATGTCAACAGAATGGGAAAACATACTCATTAAGATTCGGAAGTCCAAAAGTTACAATTCCTCTTGTTGCTGGTAACGTCATGAGGGTTAAAGCTGTGGAGGGAACATTTGTAACAACAACTCTAACCGGGACTGGAAATTACCTACAGAGCTATAGTATATCATCCAAAGCTGGTACTTACGTTGATCAATTTTATATTGACGTTTATGTTAATGACGAGAAATGGAGAAGATATGATTCACTCTATGACATACCATTGGACGCCAGAGGGTATTTAGTTAAGAGTGGAATAAGTCCAGGGATTGATATTTATTTTGGTAATTCCAATTTTGGAAGAGTTCCACAAGCTGGTTCAATAATTAGAGTTGAATATCTACAAAATCAAGGTAGAGCAGGAAATGTTGTTTCCACTAAAGATAATCCAATTACGTTTGCTTTTAATAGTACAGGAACTGACTTATTTGGATCTGAGGTTGATCTTAACCTTTACCTAGATCTCAAGAATGAGATTGATCCATCCTTTGGAACTGAACCTGAATCGATAGCACTTATAAGATTGGTTGCACCAAAAACTAGTAGATCATTTGTTTTTGCTAATGCTGAAAATTATGAGGTTTTTCTGAGCAAACTTGGTATATTTTCTCAAATTCAAGCATTTTCAACATTTGATGATGATTATTTGGATGATGATAATATTGTTTATCTTTATTTGGTCCCCGATATTACACTTGATATAACTTCTAACATGGACTACTTCAGTGTTCCAATAAGCGATTTCCTATTAACAGCAGGTCAAAAAACTAAGATTGAAAATCTTATACAGGGAACAGGTTCAATGATAGCAACAACTGTTATTAAAATAGTTCAACCTGTTATAGCTAGATATGTCCTGAATGTTATACTTATAACATTTGAAGGATTTGATCCAGAAACAATAAAACAAACAATAAGAAAGAGAGTTTCTGATTATATGATAGGTCTAAAGAGAAGAGATAGAATACCAAAATCAGACTTCATTGCTATAATAGAAGCAATTCCTGGTGTTGATTCGGTTTCAGTTTTTTTCACCGGACAAAAGAACGAGGAGAACCAAACAATGATAAGAAAATTGACCAATGTTTCACAGGCTCAGTTGGACGAGGTCATCGGAATGGATCAGTTTGGTGACATTATAATAGGAAGAAATGAACTAGTTTTGCTTAGAGGCGGATGGACAGACAGACACGGAACTGCATACAACGAGAGTATAGTGCAAGGAAAACCCGGACCACTAAATATAAACATTTCATCGGTTGTTCCTCAAAACTACAGAAGCTCACTTAATGCTGATTTGAAATCTCAGATAATAGCACAGGGAAGTAATTAAAATAAATAAAGTATGCAAAGCTATTCACCATTTTTTGCCGGAGAAGATAAAGGAATAAAC